GTATTACCGTATATATCTATACACACGGTAATACTAAATCAGGAGCGGTAATGGCTATTGTGGGTACTGATTCTGGTTGTACAGATGCAGGCTATAATTTCTGTACAAATACGAATATAGTGTCTACAACCTCTGAACCAATTAACATTGATGGTGATGGATTGTACACATTTAATTTCCTACCCTCAAACTTTATCCTTTCAACAAACAAATATTATAGATTTGCATTTGGTGCTGCTTGGGATAATCACATGGCTATAGGAGGTTGCGCAAGTGACTGTTTTACTGGTGGTTCAGGTAATTCTGACTTTTTTGGTAATGGGGTTTTGATAGAGGGCCATGAAGTTGATGCATATTTTTTTGTAGATACGACAGCAACACCTACACCACCTGATTATTCAACACATATTTCTACAGTAACGCCTACAAACGGATCAACTGTATCAACTTCGACGTCATTCGAATTCGGTGTTACTGGATATGTAAATCCACAAGACATAGATACTGATGGGTTAGACATTATTCTTTCCTATCGAGAAAAATACAGTCAAGTAAATGGCTGTCAGGGCTCATTTGACGCGGTGTGTTCATTGCATCCTACTGATGCAAGCACATTTACCTTCCACGCTACCACTTCTGGTGCTTTTTCATTTTCAACTACTACCGACATCGAACACATTGGTTCTTACCTTCAAACAACCAGTATTGAAAAAAGCGAAGGTTTTATTTATCGATCTTTTCATGGGAACACTACCCTTATTTCAACTTCCACTTCGTTTATTGTATCAACAACTACGACTGCTGATAGACAAGCAGAAGACTATATAAATGCCTATAACGACATTACAGACGGCACAACTACAGATAAATTCAACAAAGATTGCAATGTGCTGGCTATTTTTAACACCTTTAGTCCCCTTGCATGTTTAGCTGACCTATTCGTGCCTACCCCAGCTATGTATCAAGATGTAGCGGACACACTAAAAAATGATATTTTTACACATGTTCCTTTTGGTTACATAACACGAACCATAGACATCTTGAACGCTACAACTACTACACAATTACCAGAGCTGAAAGCAACTATTCCATCTGGGTATCCGGGCGGTGGGGGTGTCGTGAACCTAACCCCATGGGGAAAGCTAATGGGTAGTTCAAGTGTGCTTTCTACAGCAACAAGCACAGTCGATGGAAAAACGTTTATTGAAGTTATAGAGCCTATGTGGAATTTATTTGTTTATTTTTCATTTGCATTTGCTACTTTTTTGGCATTACTTGGTGTAGTACATCCTCGTAATAAAAATAATACAAAAAATATATGATATTTTATGCTATCGGAACAGTACTTTTATCAATTTTTGGAGTTATATTTGCGGTTTTTCCTGTTGTAACTACTCTACCATTCGGTATGGATAGCGCATTAACAACTGCAATTGGATATGTAAACTCATTTTTCAATGATTTCCCGTTACTACTTATTGTTTGGCACATGACCCTTTGGTATTTAGGAATACGAGTATTCCTTTTAATACTTAAGGTTTTATTGGGTTCTCGTGCGCCACAGGCTAATTAAATTTTATGACATACATACCCATTGATGATTACACAGGTGATACGCTTGACGAATTGTTTAGAGCTAGTCCTAAATTAAGGGAATTGCTACAAGAAATGCAGCTTCTAGGTTACAGGATTAGTTTTGGAAAAAACGGAGGAATTTATCTAACTAAAAACATTAAATGAAGAAACCATCAAAGTTCAATTGGGATGATTTTTATGATGAATTAGAGCAAGGAGACCCCTCAAGATTCCCTTTTTGGATGTTTTTCTTTCATGAAATGATCTCGATTATTCCCAATATTATTAGTGGACTTATGGTTGGATTAGTTTTAATAATCATTGTTGTTTCTAGCATGGGTATTTGGACACAATTCTTAGAAAAACATCCTCAAATTATTATTAAAACATTCTGTGAAAGTTATGCAAAATGATGTCGGAAAAAAAGTAGAAAATATTATCAACATCTTTGAGCCAGATGAGGGCTCTATTGACCTTATTTATGGACGAATTGGAAGCGGAAAAACCGCAGAAGCGACGCGTCAAATTATCGAGGAGTTGGCTGAAGGTAAAAGCGTATACTGTAATTGGCGGATTGACCTCTCTGATTTCGTTTTTGATGACCGGCAAAAACTAGGTAGATCAATCCTAAACTTTATCCTTTTTCATAAACGATACTACAAATTTAATCATGAAAATCTCCATTACATCGATACAGATAATGTCGATACGGAATATCTCTCAAACCTCACCGATTGTTCGGTTTATATCGATGAGGGACAGTGGATTTTTGATTCTTATGAGGGTACCAAGTTTGGTAAAGCCAAACGCAAGCTTATTTTGCACACTCGACATCTTAATCGAAAGCTCATCATTGTTACCCAGCGACCAACCGCTATCCAAGTCTCAGCTCGAAGCAACGTTAATCGATTTTTTCGATGCACGAAAATTCTCCAGTGGCCGTTGCTTATTCTTAAAGTTGAGGAATTTCAGGACATGGCAGGAGAAACAGTGGATGAAACAGCTAAACCAGTTCATACAGTATGGAAGATAGTTTCTAAGAAAATACTTAATGCCTATAATACGAAGTACCTACGTGGTGGTGTACCACGCTCCCAGCAGGTCTATTATGAGGCGTATGATTTAAATTTTCGCGAACGCTTCGCGTTAGTCTGGCGAAATCTGTTTTCTTTTCTTAAGAAAAGAAAACAGATTTCGCAGCCCTCACCTTTTATTAAAAAGCTTGAGGTAAATTTAAATCAACCTGAAACATCTATTCCTATAAAGAAGAAAACTATTCGCAATATTCAAAAAGAAGAACCAACAGTTGAAGTGGAACTACCGTTTCAGTGATTCTTTAATCTCTTTAAGAGTAGTGTTTATGTCTTCAAGTGAGCCAATAAACCAACCCAAGAACACGAGAAATAAAAGAAAAAGAATTCCTGCTACTATATAAAATGAATTTATATTGCTCATACATTAAGAATAGCATTTAAAACTCATGGGTAACATGATGTTATCAACATATATAGACAATATATAAAAATTATGGTATAATGTCGCACGAATAGACATTTTGCAACGTAATTGTCATTGACAAACATCGCAAAATGTATGTTGATATATTGTGCGACATACTCATGTGTTAGAATCTCATCAGTGGGAGTTATCCACACCCCCACTGACAAATACCACGTACGGGTTATATCGATTCCTTGTGAGCCTTTATAGGATCCCTCCCGAATTTTGTATGCCAAACATACAAATATAGGAGAACTCACATTTTCTCTTGCAAGGAAACTCGACGAAACATATTTAAAATGGGCTGTTAAAACACGCCTACATTTTAAAAATCTGTTCCCCCTTGCATATCCCCCTCCCCTTTTCTTTGCTTTCGCATAATTTTATCTAATGCTATGGAGAAAAAATTTAGAACGTGCAATAAATGCAAAAAACCTTTTTATGTAAAACGAGACTTAGCTTTTACATGCGCTAAATGCTTGGAGAATTTTGAAATTGCAAACAAAAATCACATTAATTCCGGGTTTCGATATAACAATAAATAATATGTATTACCCATTCAAACACTATTTACGCAGAAGTAGGCATCGAAGATCACAAATGAAATTTTTTTCAAAATATCAACGAAAAAGTCAGCTGGGATTACCTAGTAATAGAATTTAATGAAATTTCTAAGAATTGGAAACTATAAAGAATATAAAAAAAGACCTGTTGCTCACAAGTACGGAATGAAAAAAGCTGGAATTATACGAGCGATCGGCATTGGTGAATACAACTCATTTAGATGGAAAAAATAAATCTGAATTATGAAAAAAATATTTAATTACGGTTGGTTATCAGCTAAAAGACTACGAAGATATAAAAAAATGTCTTCTACTCGAAAGATGGTCTTTGATTCGGGTAGAAAAGCTGCATATTACAAAAATCAATTAAGGTAACGTGTTTGCGACATCTACATGTACGGTCATAGCGAGTAGTACATGCAACGAATACGTTACAGTCTTCTCTAATGGCTCTTCAACTCCTTTTTATACCCAGGACGCTGGCAACCTGACGCTTGGTATTGCGATTTTAATTACTGTTGGTTGCCTCGTTCTTATGGGTTTGGTATTTAATGCACTCAATTCTAAACGCCTTAAATGAAAAAATACCTACTTCTAATACCTCTATTCTTTTTAGGTACACACACTGCTTTGGGGTTTGTTGATTTTACAGGTAAAACAACGGTGATAAGGTATTTTGGTATTCCTGATGAACCATACAACGGACAGTCGGTTTCTGGTGCTGACATGTCAAACATAATAAAAGCAGATTTAAGGTCATATGGATCTAATTCCGATAGTATTCTTCTTACCATTCAGACTGATGACGATGGAAAACCTTCTGGAACGGTATTAGCCTCGGATGAAATTGCAGGAAACCTGTTAACTACTTCATGTCAAACATACGAATTTGATATAGATGATCCCATAAGTTTTTCTTCAGCAAATGAGTATTGGTTAGTTTTTTCAAGAGTTGGTTCTTTAGACGTAGATAACCATTACGCTAATTGTGGTGACGGATCTAATTTTTATTCAGGTGGTGTTGAATCTTTTTATGATACAACACGAGAAACACCAATTTGGGATTACGATGGTCTCGACTTGGGCTTCGGTACTTTTGATGATGGGTTTAGTGGAGGAGGAGAAAGTGCAACATCGACATACGATACGTCATTTTCAACTCGTTTTTATCACCCTGTTGAATTGTTGTCGAACAATATTCAGCATGAGTTTGATTTAAGTACAACCTATATTTGGTTTTGGTTATATGTGCTTGGGATGTGCACATTCCCTGCCCTATTATTTTTAGTTTTAAAAATAATGATGTCGCCATTTACCAAAATCTTTAAAAGAAAAAACCGATGATTGACATTCGTGCTTATCTTCTATATCTCGTTGCAGTTGGAATATCTTTTGTCATTTATATCCTCATAAAATTTATAAAGATATTTTGGTAATTTTGGCAACGTCAATAAGCCCAAGGTCGAATTAGTAATCAATCAATTGTGATTATGGATGCAACGACAACAACAATATTCGCCAATGTTGGGTTATCAGCTTCAACGCTGACAGCCTTCTTGTCGAATTTGTTTAGCCAAAGTCTTTCATTTCTTATTTATACCTTTGAAACACTTTGGCCGTTTTGGTTAGTTATTGGCTTAATCAGCCTTATTGTGGGAGTTGGTTTCGCTATCATGCACTTGCGACATTAGCCGCTGGCAGATACGAAAAAACAACCTGACGAGGGTTGTTTCCGGTTGTCGACAATATTGTGACTCAAGCATACCATGCTAAAAAACCGTAGTACAGCCAAAATAATCAAGACTATTGTGCTAAGTGCAGTCATGGTTATTTTGGCTGCCTCGGTCAAGACAGTTTTTGCATCGGAGATAGTATCACAGTCAAATTCAAGTTATGAATTGGGGGATATCAATGCCTACGGACAGTACATACAGGGTATTGGAACTAACTTATCTGGAATACTTGGAA